TGTTTTAACAGACAAGGTGCTATCGCCTATTGCTAATTTTCTTTTTAAATTCTCTAATACAGCTTGCGTTCTCGCCAAGCCAATCCTTTTTGATCCCATAGTTTAAAATCCTCCCTTGGTTTTACCATTTATAATCATATCAAAAACTATATGGTGTGGGTTTCCCCACCCTTTAAATAGGGTTCTGATAAACAAAAACCCCGGCTGAATTAACAACCGGGGTTTTATTTTTTACGCTATTGCCTTATTAAGCAGTTGCGCCAGCCTCACCAAGGAGACCACGAACAACAACAAGACCGTACATATCAGGACGAACCATCTTCTTCGCGTAACGAGTCATCACGCCCTTACGAGGCACGAAGTCTTCAGTTCCGAAGATAGTAGGAGTAACCTGAAGAGGTACATAAGGAGCATAGACATATCCACTTTCGAGGAAGCTATTACCCTTACGTCCAACAAGAATGATGTTACGCATGAAGTATGGATCAACATAAACATCGAATTTCTTGGAAAGGTTACCAGTCTTAACAGCACCGATAGTACCGCGATCCTCATCAGCAGTCACAGAGCCACGGAAGCCCGATGTGAACTCAAGGATGTTAGCAACTTCTGGTCCACAAACTACGAAGTTTGCGCCACCACGAAGTGTCTTACGGTGAATCTGAGCACTTACGTCATTGATTGTCTCAATAAGAGTCTCATACCATTCGCTAACTGTACCAGTGAAGTCAGGAGCAGCGGAGCTAGCACCAATTTCAACACCAGTTGTACGATTAACGAAAAGACCAGGGGAACGCGACCAGTAGAATGTACCAGCAGTTGCGCCTTTAACGAGGTCTTCGAGGATCTCTTGGTCGATCTCAAGAGCGATTTGCTCAGAAAGAATGCTTGTAAGCTCAACTTCAGCGTCGAGGTTATGGTAAGCATTCAAGTCTTGACCGAGTTCTGGAGTCCACTTAGCTTTGAGCTTCTTGGTCATCGCTGTGACTGCAATGGAGTCAACTTTGATGTCGATCTCTTTGATAAGATCTTTCGAAGCTTCACCAGCACCAGCCGCTGCGTTGTTTGCTTCTTCAAGTCCCCAGGGATCGGCACCGACAACGGAACCAACTGGAGTACCAGCACTAAAAGTATCGACAAGCGGATAATCAATTCCGAAGCTTTTGCTGTCGTCAGTCAACTGCGTGAACTCTGTTGTGGCGTGAAGAACAACTTCAATCTTATTGGAAGAACTACCGGATGGACGACTTGTCAAACGACGAATCATCTTGAGCGACGTATGGCTAGCGCCACCGATTGAGCCAGTAGCTTTAATAGCAACAAGGTTGTCATAGTTAAGACGAGGACCGTGGGTTGAACCAAGGTCAAGCTCGATAACCTGCGCGAACGAACCAGAAGCCAAGTCTGGATCGAAACGAACCAATTTAGCGATGGTTGGATCGGCAACGTCAACAACACCACCGTCTGCATAGTCAACGTGGTGGATTGGCGCGTGAAAAGAACCAGTAGGCGAAGCATAACCGTTGTTGAGGTTATAGAATCCACCACCTTCTTCTGTAATGTCAGTGACACCAGTTTGGATGTCTTTACCGACAACTCCACCACCGTAAATCGAATCAGCAGCAGTAAGCCCTAGTCCAGTATTGGTAGCTTGGAAGTCCAAGAAGAAGATGAGTCCACTTGGAAGGCTCATTGGTTGAACCGAGACTACATCTTGGGCGACGAGTCCGCCGAATACACGACGAACGAGTGGGAAAGCAACCGAAGCAAAACCTTCAACATCACCTGCGGACATCGAAGAGCTTTCTTTGAGAAGCTGTGCGGCTTGGTTTTCTAGTAGGCGAGCCATGCCATTTTTTTGAACGTCATTCGTAAGTCCCTCAAGAAGTCCGGTAGCCTCCCACTTTTCGATAAGTGCGGCTCCTTCTTGCTTAAGCGATCTTGCTTGAATGCCTTCAGTCAATTTTTGTAGAACAGACATATTAAAATCTCCTTAATTATTTTTTATTTAGTCCTGCTAATATCCTCCACCTTTCAGTGGAAGGATCATACTTCTTATCTTCCTTTTTACGGGAAAGAAGCAGTGTTGAAGTAGTCTTATTGACAGCTTCGCTTAGTGATTTTGGTTGCTTTTTAGGAGCAGAACCCACCGTGCTTAAAAGCGTTTCATAAACAACTTTAGCTTCTTCAACGGAATCAGCTTTGGAAATGGACTCGACAAGTTTATCTTTTTGTCGCTCATTCAAGGAGGCGTCACCCAAAACTTTATTTGTATAAAGGAGCTTTGCATTCATCACGGATGTTTCTGCAATGTTCTCCTTTAAAGAACCAAAGATTCCAGTAACCTCATTTAATTTAGTTTTGAGGGCTGTATTCTTTAGTCGTAGTGTCTTTTTATCTTCTTGTAGGCTTTTAACTGCCTTTCTCATTGCTGCAAGCTCTTCTTTGACTTCGGTGTCTTGGTTAAGAGCGAGCAATTCTTTTTCAGCGAATTCGTATTCTGTTGGGGAGGGATCTCCTGCCCATCCACTTTTTTGTGGTACGATATCTACAGTTAGTTTTTCAACTATTGCCTCTAAATCGAGGTCTTCAAGGTTTAATTCTTCATCTACTTGCCCAGGTCTTTGGTGTTCATCACCAAAAGAACATATACCTTCTTTTGCGTGCCACTTACCACCCTTCATTTCACAGGACATCTGTGTGTCCATTTCATTTAGTTCGGCTTCTTCTTTTTTTAGAAAAGCAGGGACTTCATCGTCAGTTTTGCCGTCGTTATCGAGGTCATCTTTCGTGTCCGGTATCATAGGCTTCTTTTTTTCTTCAAGCGCCATCATTTCTTCTGCGGCTTCTTCGGAAGTTTCAAGAGGGGATACCTCTTCATCTTCATCTCCCATATCTTTTCGCAACTCATCAAAGTCGATAGTTACTTCAACTTCTTCGTCTTGGTCGGGGCAGGGGCAAGCGTTCTCACCGTCTGTTGCGGCAAGAGGGATTTGATCTGCTACCTCTATAGAGATGGCTTCTTGTTGTGTTTCCAAGCCTTCATCTTGTTCAAGCAGTGTTTCGACTGCTTCTTTAATTTTATCTGAATATTTCTCTAAAATTGTGGCTTCGGCATTTTTAAGAGCTACCTCTTTTAATGCTTCGGCATCAACGATTGCTTGTTCTAAAATTGTAGACATGATCAAAACTCCCAAATTTGTCTAATACTAAATAGTAAACTATTGTCTAAAAAGGAAAAATTACCGCTTTAGACTCTATCCTACGCCAGACGAACCGGACCAGTTTAAACCAGCAGAGGCCGAAAGGTTGTGCCCGATGTGTGTTAATCCAGCCGAAACTTGAAAGTGGCAAGGCTGCTGGGCATGGTTCGATCGAAGGTAGACCTTCCTTACTTTATAAGCTAGCTGTCCTGTCGTATTCCAAGAACCTGTTGCGCTTTGAACCAGGTTAAATTGTCCACCAAAAGAAGCGGATGCGGCTGAACCGAATTCTGAAAAGCTGACGCGAAGTTCGTGAAGGTGGTCTAGGTTGTCAATCTTAACCCAAGAAGTAACAGAAGGAAAATGAATTTCTGTTGCCGGGGCGATTGGTGATCCTGCGCCGCCATCGAACCCTGGTGCTTGTAGGTTACCAGTCAAAAATGGAATAGCACTTACCTGGTATGAAGTTGCGTTGTGGAGTCCAGGTCCGCGTTGGAATCCTGGGTAAATTAATTGTCCCGTTTTTGGGTCTGTTACGTCATCTGCCATTATTTAGCTCCTGTTGTATTCTTTTGTGCTGCGCGAATTGCACGGCGTTTTGCTTTTCTACGCTTATCGGAAGGTTTTTCGAAAAAACGCCTTTCCCTATAAGTATCTATAATTTTTTCTTTTTTTACCTTTTTTATGAATCTTTTAAGCATCCGATTAAAATCGCCTTTTGTATCAGATAACTTTACTTGTACATTAACACACTTGCTTCCCATCTTAAATCCTTTATACTAAATGCTTCCACTTCTTACCAGCTAGCCCTACAATACCAGTGATATCTACACCGGAATCGCCGGGGCTTACTCCTTGCAAGGGGGAGGCTTGATTCGTTTCAGCAATTTCTTTGGTTCCCTCGAAGACATTTACATTTCCAATCCTTGTGGATTCGTTGAGCTTTTTGATTCGCTCCTGTCTTTGTCTTTCGAGTTCTTCAGCTTTCGCTTCCAAATCCTCTTGAGCTTTATTTTTTGTTTCTGTGACAATATTCCCTTGGAGACCCCTTGCCACTTCCGAAACAACATTAGAAAGAATGCCTTCTTCTAGAATCACCTCCTTAATACATTCTTTAATAAGAGGTTTAATTACTTTTTTAAATTCTGAAACTTTCATACCAAGCCTTTTAGTGCATCATCCATAGCAGAATGAATTTTATTTTCTTTTGTTAGTGGTTGCTTCTCTTTGTTTTCAGACATCGCGATGGTTACTCCTGTCATCCCTCCTGCTTGTGGAGAAAGATAAGCTCCAGGGGTAGAAGGTTCTGACACCATATCGAAGCAAATAAGTTGGAAATCATCTTCAACTGTTAAAGAGTTCATTGATTCTTTTACTGATCCCATGCCTCTTGAGGAGATGCCTAGCTTGACCCCAGACTTGAGGAGGTCTTTTAAGATTCTTCCAGAAGGCGTATCGAGAACCTCAATCTTACCCATCACGTTATTACCTTCCCACCACATTTTAGTGACTAGGTGCGAGGAGTTTTTAAGATTGATCACTGAATCGTCTGGATGATCTAATTCCCCTAATGCTCGTCTTTCACGAATGGAGTTTTGATAATTCTCTACTTCTCGCTCTAAGACTGACTTGGGGTATACACGACCATTACCATTTTTTGTTCCGGCTTTTTGACAGACGCCTACTAGGAATACAGATCCCTCTTGGAGCCGTCGTTTCTCGTTCTCTGTTAGAACGTCGATTACACAATTGCCATCAGGACAAAGCTCAAAAAATTCTCTTAAAAGTTGTTTTGCCATATTATTTAGGACCTTATAAATTGTTTGCAGGACTCACTCCTGCACGGTTATACTTCCGCTACAGCAGCGTCTAACTTCTGGTATATTGTTTCTTTTCATTTTTCTACCTCTTTAGAAAGCTTAATTTTAAAACCGAAATCATTAACGAGAGTGCTAATAAAATAAGTTGTGCCGGATGATAAACATCCTAATATAAGCGCATTTGCTATATTATAATCAAAACTAAATAGTTCTGTTAAGTCATTAATTCCAAAAAGAAAAATCCCGACCCAGAAGCCCATACACATTGGACAATGGAATAATTTACCAAATCCAGAAAGCCATTCTTTTGCGGGACGCATTGAATTAAATATTGAACCAAAGATTATAATTTGTGTCATACCATATGAGCACAAGATAAAGTACAGTAAATCCATTAATCCTCTAGAGTCTATAAACGCCAGAAATTCCGTAACCAACACCCGTGTTAGGTACGCTTCCTTGTCTGGTATCATGGAACTTTTCAGGATCCCAGTCTGTTGAATCTTCTGGTCCAGGATCTGTTAAGCGCTTCTCTTCTTCATCGTTCCACGCTTTTTCGAATTCAGCCAAAGGACGTTCTTCGTTTATAAATTTGCTAATCATAAGCAACGTTGTGTCGTAAGGATTGACTTCGCTTGATTCTAAAATGATAGCTTCCATTGAGGAATAAACGTTTCCTCCTTGGACAGAATCAAATTGAATTACTCCCTTGTCACATAGGAATTTAAAAAGCCTATCTTGGGCTCCGTATACCTCTTCGTTTAGTTCATCTTTAGCAAAGGCTACAACCTTGTTTTTGTTGGGCATGAGGACGATATCAATTTCTTTATGATCGAATATCATTACGCTGTTGTCTAAAGCTCTCCTTGCGTTTAAAGTAAACGTGGTAGTCGAGTCTGGAGCTTCTTTAACTGTAAACCTAATCGTCATTGTTTTTGATCTCTCCTGCTAGCTGTTGTAAGTGCAAGATCTTTTTAATTGATGAGGCGTCGAGCTTGGTTTCTTTAAATCGGTTAATAGCCTCAAAAATCTTATTAGCTTTGCCTTTAAAGGAGCTTTCATCCTTGATAAGGGTCAGTACCTCTTTTATTCTTCCTAGCTCCTCATTGACGAATACTTTAAGCTCTAGCTCATTCTCATCGAAGGAGGAGATAATGTATCGGTTAAGAAGCTCTTTTTGTTCATTTAAAAGAGAATTACCGTATTGTTTGTTAAACCCTTCAATAAACTTTTTGAATACCAAGTTGTTATGGACTGGTACTTCCATATCTTTTGTCTCTTGTGATTGTGTCATTAAATCTATAACTTTTTCCTCTAGAATGACCTTCTTCTTTGGTGAAGAATCCATATTGAAGAGTTGGTAGATTGTAGCAAGACTTTTGTATTGAGGTACAAAGTTTGAAAAGATGTCTGCATTGATAGTAGAGTTGATCTCTTTTATCAATTTTGTTTGTTGCTTAAAGACTTCTTCTTTGTTAAGTGATTCGAATTGCTTTTTAGACTCGGACAGGATCTTTTCTGCTAATGTTTTTGTTATAAGAGCAGGTTCGGAAATCGATTTGTAAATCGATAGTTCTTTTGCAAGAACAGAATCTTTTTGAAAAAACTCTTTTAGAATAGAAATAATTTTCTTTTTTGTATTGAGGTCCTCTTTAAGAACACACCTTGTTAATTCTTTAACAAGATACTCATACAAAAGGGCTGTATTTCTCTTTTTATTATGTTTGAATTTCATTCTTTTTGGACTCCATCTCTTCTATAAGCATCTTTAGATCACGATTAAGGCGCAGTAGATCGCGCTCCTCGTTGATATAATTAGAATCTTGTTCCGTAAATACCCCGCTACCAAGGCGAGATAAGTTTTGATAGCCGGCTCCTTTGACATTCCTGTCAGAGCCACTGGCTGTTTCGGCACCGTATAGGGATTTATAGCTTTTGCTTTTCTGGTCTCTTCGCTTATCCCAATCTTTAGGAATGTACCATCTACCATTGGCGTCGGCGCTTGTAGTTTTAACAACTCCTGTTACTGGGTCTTTCACAGTAGTTTTTCCTGTCGAGTCTACATCCCTGTGCCCAGGTTCAGCCAATAAGACTTCATCCTCGGCGGCGTCTGCGTCAGCTTCTGCGGCGTCCAAATCTGCTTCTAGATCGCCTCCTTCATCGGTTGGAACTTCTCCAAACTCTGCTTCAAGACCTCCGCCAGCGGTACCTGGGTCATCACTTACACCTTGCTCAACAGCACCTTCAAGAGCAGCAAGGTGCTTTTTATCAAAGAACATTTCTCTTTGCATGCGCACAATCTCTTCTTCGGGCAGGTTAAACAGGTTTTTTGAAATCCATCTCTTACTAAAGAACCCTTCAGTTGCTGCTGACGCTACATCGAACTTGGTTCTCCAAGACTCTAACTCTTGTAGCTCTGCTAGCTTTGATGGGTTGTTAAGAGATAGGTCAAATGAAACCAGATCTTTTCCACGGTATCCAAGAGTAAACAGGTGAATAATACCAACCTTTTCTAATTCAGCGATAACTGATCGCTGTAGTCTGTGGATTGTTCTTGCGAAACGAATGTCTTTTTGAGCAAGAGTGGTTTTATCTTCATCGCCGCCTTCAGTTTGTGCGAGATATGAGGCAGGGATTTTTAAAGCTGAAAACAACTTATCTCTTAAGTATTTTACATCGTCAATATCTCCAGTGTAAGTTCCACCAGGAAGAGTTTCGACACGAGTTGATTGATTCCCTCTTTGCGGAATAAAATAATCTTCCTCTACACTCATTGGATTATAGCGAAGATCGACTCGTCCGGTGTCTGAATCAACGATTTGATTACGCTTCATCTGCGTCATAACCTTCTGCATGTATTGTTCAACATCCTCTGGAGGTATATTACCTACATCCACGTAGAATACGCGGCGCTCTGGGGATCTAACGATACGATAAGACATCATAGCATCTTCTAAGAGTGTAAGTTGTCGCCAAATTCTGCGGGCTGAATCGAGAGTAGAAGTGCCGTAAGGAGCGTATTTATCATTTCCAAGGATACGGAAGTGCCCCACTTGCCAGTTCTCGAAAGTAATGCCTCCCGAATTCCACTGGTAAGTTACATAATTTGGGTTGGTCTTATCCTGACCTTCCATTCTTTCAACTTCATTCGATGGGAGCCCTACGGCGTACTTTATCCCTTCGGTATCGTCGATATCAAGATACAAGAAAAAATCACCATACTTACACATTGTTCGGCACCAGCCAAAAAGATTAAAATCTAAATTCAAGATCTCATGGTATAGGTGTTGAAGGACAAGCTTGATTTCTTCATTGCGACACTTGATTGTCAAAAGAGGGTTGATCGTTGTCGATGTTGTCATTTCATCTGCATAAATATCCAAAGCAGAAGCGATTTCAGGAGTGTATTCCATCTGATCGAAATCAGCATACCTTTCGGCACGGTTTTGATTAGACATGAAATTGGCAGTTAAAAATTCATAAGGATTGTATTGCCCTCTCTTAAAGGATTGTCCACTTGAAGATTTAAAATTGTATTTGTTTAACTGTCTTCTTTTTAGTTTTGTTGGCTGTTGCTGCCTATAGTCAGCCAGGGGTCCCGATAGAAGACGGGTTAGCTTACGATATAAGCTATTATCGGGATTTCTGGGATTGTGATTTTTCTTTTTTACCATTTATTCTAACCCTTGAGAAGCCAAAGAAATTCTTTTGTTTTTTCAATCTCTTGGCTTTTTTTATTTATTTTGTATCCTACCATACCTGGTATGCTGGTGTTTAGTTGAGAATTTGATTTTGTCATTGTAGAGAGAAACGCTTTGTTGTATTCTGCGGCTCTTTGATTAGTTGTATATACTGTGTCTTTGACCCAACATCCGATTGCAAAAGCCATAATCAAATCATCATTATACTTTTTCATAGCTTGTGGCTTACCATTGTGCCAAATAAAAGTCTCCATTTCATTGAGTAATCGTTTAGAATACACTGTAACTAGTTTATTTCTAACGAATTCTTCTAATTTTGCAACAACTAATGGTCTTGTCTTGGTAGTCATCGAAAAACCCATAACAGTATTGTTTTTTGTTTCAGCAGTTAAGGGATCTACATAATCGTGAGATGACTTATAAGAATAGAATAAATTTGGATATGCCGATTCTTGTAATTTATCAAGAACTGTCCAACCGATGGTATTATTTTCCACAACTAACATACAGTTACCATACTGCTTGCCGACATCTAAAAGCATACGGGCGAACATATCAGGAGTGAGTTTTCCTTGATACTCTCCCACCACCTCCATTGTCTCAATTTTAAAAATATGGAATGTGGAATAATCTTTTCCGTCACCTCTAGCGACATCGGCAGATACCATGTAGGTAAAGCCCTCTTGGTATTCTTCCCATATCCAAAAATTTCTATCGAAGCCGGTTCTATATTTGGGCTCACAAACATTTTCTCTTAATATCTGCATATCTCCTGGATGGAATACAGTTTCGCCAGACATATTAAAATTGCATTCAAGTTCTTGGGCAATTTGTGTTCGTGACATATTCTTTGTTTCTTTTTCAAACCAGGCTTGGTCGCGGTCAGGATGGATATCCCAAGGCAGGCGAGTTTGATAAAAGTCGTTGCGGTCCTCTTCAGAGTCAATGTAGGTTTGATGAAACCAGTTACCGCAGCCGTTTGGAGTAGAGAGAGCGATACAGCGTCCACCTGTTGATAGGGTGGGATACAGACCAGTCCATAACTCATCGAGTCCATCAACGTGTGCAGCCTCGTCAATAACAAGGAGAGAAAGCGCTTCTGAACGACCGGCGTCTGCGCTAGTGGAGGACGCTTTAATCTGCGAGCCATTTGAAAGCTCAAACGAAGTTCTATTATCGATAGAGATCCTAGCGATTCGCATCCAGTCTGGAAGGTTCCTGTGGATTGCTTTAACTTTCTTTACAAGGTTAGCTGCCGTGCCGAACTTCGTTGCGATGACAAGAACGTTCTTATCTCGGTGAAACATCATCATCCATGCAATATAAGCCGCAGAAACAGTTGAGATGCCAAGCTGACGGGCTTTTAGTATGATGTTAAAGCGGTGGTCATTGAAATCATTTACAAGAGTTTCCTGGAAAGGGTACATTTTAAATGGTATTAGACCTCTCAATGGGTGTGAAATCTTGGCATAATTATTAATAAAGTACGCCGGGTTCTTACCACATTTAACAAGCTCTTTTAAAACTTCTTCTCTTGTTAAGCTGTACGCCATAGTTATAGGTTAAGGAACGTTCTAAACTTTGATTCGAGTCTTTCTTTTAAGTTCTTTTGAGAATCTTTAACATCAGCGATTCCACCGATGTCATAGTTTTTATGGGCAGTAACGAAGACTCTTACTCTGGATGTCTCTTGCACAAGGATATCTGCGTCGCCGCGTGCCTTAAGACTGCAAGGGTTCCCTGTAATCTTTTTGTATTCTTTTTTGATATGCTTCACGATGTCGCGAAAGGTAGTTTCAATATCAGCCTCAAACGTACCGCCATAAACTTCTTTAAGCTTAATGTCTGATTGGTAAGTTACAATCATTACTGGTCCGTCAAAGCGCACTTTGAAACCATCAACGTTGCGACTATCTGTGATTGGGTTACCTTCTTCTCTCTTTAATCCAAGAGTAATTGGCTCTCCATCTTTATCTAACGCTCCATCATAGGAACTTGCAGCAGCTTGCGCTAGCCCTCTAATAACTTCTAGTGTTTTCTCTGACATTGTTTAGTTTCCTTTTGCGGCAGCTATGCTGGCCATAAGACCTTCTGCCATTGGTGTTAAAGCATCCATCAAATCTTGTTCAAACTCATGCTCGATGTCTTGGACTGTTGATGCTAGTCTGTCTTGACTGACTTTTCCTTTTAGCTCTCTAATGGCGATCTTTCTCATTGCATCTCTTACTGCGTTCTGGATTTCGTCACGAAGAAGAGCCGTAGGTTCAGGAAGACCTTCGTCGCCCCATGTTAAGCCACCTAGTTCTTCTTTAATGATCTGTTTAAGTCTTGATTTTTTAATTTTCATTGTTGGGCCTCCAGCCAGTTAACCATCTTTCTTCTCTATCTTCGACATACTGGATGAAGCAGCCTTCGCAACACTCATGCTTTGCCATATAGATATCGTCTTTAATTGTTTTTAAGTAACCGTCACAAACCGGACAGTTTTTATCCTTATCTCTATTAAGTAGTTTTTTAGGAACTAAAAACCCATCAACTTCAATCATTTCTTGCTGTTGCTCGATAATGATATCCCTTTGGGCTATTTTTTTAAGTTGCTCTAGATATTCTTTTTCTTTTATATCGTCCCAGCTAGAGTGAGGATTCCCAACGGCTTCCTTGCCGTACTTCTCCTCTATCGCCTTTTCTAGCTTGACTACATAGTTCCAATCGACTTCTTCACTCATACTATAAATATACCATTAATCAGTCTTTGTGTTAAAGAAAAGCCGCCCCTCCTAAAAAGAAGGGACGGCCAAAAAAGACCTAAAAGGTTATTTTTTACTTGTTGAGCTTGTTAG